GAAGGAATACATCCTAACAACATGGCTTTAGCAAGAGCTGTTGAAGGGGATAAAGGAGATAATCTCGAAGGTGTAAAGGGGGTAGGAAGAAAAACTTTAGTTAAAATATTTCCTGAATTATCTTTGCCTAAATTTGTAACAACTGATGAATTTTTTGAAATGTGTGAACAACGAGATTGTAGACCTTCTAAATTGATTTTAGAATTCAAAGATAAAGTTAAAAGAAATTATGACGTTATGCAGTTATATATGCCAATGGTGCCTGCTATAACTGCGGTAAAGATAGATAATCAAATTGATAGTTATGTGCCAGATGTATCTGTTCCTACTTTTTATGAAACTATTTCACAAGAAGGAATAGAAAAAGCATCTTTCGCAGCTATGACTAATCATGCATATAAAATGCTAAAGGATTACAACAATGAACGAAGCAACTGATACCGCCGAAGAACTTAGCTTAAAATCTACAACTAAAGCATCTTTTTCTAAATATCCCGAACATTTTCAAGTTAATCTAGTTAAACTAATACTTGAAGACAGAGCATTTGCTGCACAAATGCAAGAAGTTTTAGATATATCATATTTTGATACAGATTATCTTAAAATAATAGTTGAAAATGTCTTCAATTATAAAGACAAATATGGAACACATCCTGCTACTGAAACGATCGATATGATTTTTGCTACACAGTTGCGTTCTGTTGATCCGATTAAAAAAGATCAAGTTACGAAATTTTGGGATCATTTTAAGAAAAATAGAACCATAGAAGATCCAGAATATTACATGAAAATAGCGTTGGATTTTTGTCGTTCGGAAAAGGTTTTACAAGCGTTACAGAAATCTATTCCATATCTAAAATCCAATGAAATTGATGTTTTCATGGATAACATGACTAAAGCGGCTGCGCTTGGTTCATCGCAAAACTTCGGACACGACTATTTCGAAGATTTCGAGAAACGATATGAAAAGGATCATCGTGAGCCAGTTACAACAGGCTGGCCGGAATTAGATGAGGTTACAAAAGGCGGAATTGGTAAAGGCGAAATTTTCGTCTATGTTGCTCCTCAATCAATGGGTAAAAGTTCTAGAATGGTTTACACAGCTTGTAAAAATTTGCAAGCTGGACATAACGTTGTTTATTTTACATTAGAAATGCCGGAAGTAGAAATTGGACAGAAATTCGATTCTTGTTTGACAGAAATTCATTTAGAAAAATTAGTTGACAATAAAGAAGAAATTAGAAAATGTCTAGAAGAATTACCTGGTAAACTAAAGATTATAGAAGAAGAATACTGTGCAACAACTCCTAGACGTATTTTCAATAAAGTCAAAAAATTGGAAGATACTGGATTCGCAGTTGATCTAGTTGTTATAGATTATGCAGACGTTTGCGCACCAACTAAATCTATAAAAGATGATGATGGTATCATCGGCGGCATACATGTGTATTCAGAAATGAAAACTCTTACTCAAAGACATCAAAAACGTACTTTGACTGCTGCTCAAACAAACAGAGAAGGTGCAGAAGCTGACGTTATTACACCTAAGCACTTTGAAGGAAGATTCCAAAGATTTAATCCTTGTCACTTCGTTGTTGGTTTTTCTAGATCAGGAAGAGTTAAAGATCTCAAAACTCGTTTAGGACCTGCATTCTTATTCTCAGAAGAAAGAGATTTCGGAAGAGTATGGACAAAACTGCACAAAGATAGTACAGATGATATGGACCATATGGCAAATAATGTTTCCAAAGCAAAAAGCTCAAAATCTATTCAGGAAGCATTAAGTCAATTCTTACATGCAAGAGGTGAAAAATGATAAGTGCGTTAGAAGCTAGAGACTATGTGGAAAAAAAAGCTAAACGTGATAAAGAATTATATGATTTAAATTTTCCTGCGGTATATGCTGCTGCCCAAACCAAATTAGAGCTTTCTATACAAACTGCTACAGAATATGGACATACCCAAACACATATAATGATTCATGATATCAACTTAGCAGAGCAGTTAGAAAGAGAATGTATCCAATTAGGATATAAAGTAAAATACAATCCTAAAGAAAAAACATTCAAAGTGGAGTGGTGATATATGGAATTAACAACTGCTATAGATGATAATTGGGGAACTCCTTATGATTTATTTCATTTTGCAGAATTCATGTTTGGGGAATTCAATTTAGATGCGGCTGCTGAACCAGATTGGAAAATGTGTGAAAATTATATTGGTGAGGAGCAAAATGCTTTAGATCCCAATGTAGAATGGAAAGGAGATAATATATGGATTAATCCTCCATATGATATCAAGAACATAACCGCTTTCATAAAGCGTTCCTTTGCAGAATCTGCAAATCATAAAAGTATAACTTTGTTACTTCCAGTTAAATCTGACCAACAATGGTTTCATGATCTTGTTGAACAAGGTGCTATTTTCATTTTTATTAGAAAGCGCGTAAAGTTTAGAAGACGTAATGGATTGCCTGCAATTGGTGCATCTTTTCCAGTTATGTTAGTAAGAATAAATTCGACTATATGTGAACCTAAGATTTTTTCATATGATGAACATATTAAATTGTTTGAACAAGCTAAAGAATTAAAGATGAGACGTTTACAAGAAACAATTAGTGAAGAAATTGACAGAGAAATTTTAAAGGAACTTATAGATAATCTTCCTAAAGATTTTAAAGAAGGTATTTTTAATACTTATCCTGATAGAAGTGAGCTAATTTTACTATTATTTGCTAATCAACAAAGGATATTAAATGAACTATCTACTTGAAGATAATATAATAGAAGTTGATTATTGTGTTCCAGTTCAAGGCGGATTGAGAATTTTTATGATGGGACAAACTTTTAAAGGTGAACCATTTGGATTATGGAAAAAAATAGATTCAAATGGAAACATTATTAAAGAATTTTCGGAGAATCATAGAGAGCATATTTATGGAATCACAGAAAAGGAGACTTAGACTTTGAATACATATACACAAGAACTTTCGGATTTTATATTTACAAGTAAATATGCCAGATATGACGATTCCAAAAAACGTAGAGAGACATGGGAAGAATCTGTTGATAGACTCTTAAACATGCATTTAGATAGATTTACATGGTTAGATCCTGTAGATACAAATGAAATTATAGAAGCATTTGACGCTGTTAAGCGCAAAGAAAATGTTCCATCTATGCGCAGTTTACAATTTGGAGGAAAAGCCGTTGAAGCTCATAACTCTAGATTGTTCAATTGCGCCGTCAGACACGTTGATTCAATTCGATCATTTTCAGAAATATTTTATTTATTGCTTTGTGGGTGTGGAGTGGGAATTGGCTTACAGAAGAAGTTTTTAAAGAGATTGCCCAATTTAGTTACAGCAGAAGATAAGACAGGTACTGTTTTAACATATGTTGTAGAAGATACAATAGAAGGATGGTCAGATTCCATCGAAGCTCTATTATCCTGTTATTTCAAAAATACTGCATGGACTGGACGAAAGATTGTCTTCGATTATTCTAGAATTAGAAAAAAAGGCGCTATATTGAAAACAGGTGGGGGCAAAGCTCCTGGGTATAGAGGATTAAAAAAAGCTCATATAAAAATCAAGAATATTCTTGATTTCATTATTGAAGAAATGGGACAGTTATCATTAGGATCTATAAATGCATATGATATACTAATGCATTTAGCAGATGCTGTATTGTCTGGCGGAATTAGAAGATCAGCTTGCTCTATTGTCTTCTTAGAAGATGATATAGATTTGTTAAATTCTAAAATTTACTTTAATGTCTTAAAGAAAGGTAAATTTGAATTTAATGAAAAAACTTCTAAATATGAAGGATATGTTATTATTGATGATCCTTGTTATAAAAATTTGAAGATTGATGTAGAAATTTCTAATCAATATGGAGCTTATGATACCTTACTAAAAGATAATATCATAAGTTGGTTTGAAGTTTATCCACAAAGAGCAAGAAGTAACAACAGTGTTCTTCTTTTAAGAAATAAAATAGATTTTGAATCATTTACTAGAATATTTGATAGAACCAGACAATTCGGTGAACCAGGATTTGTGTTTGCTGATCATGAAGATACTTTATTCAATCCATGTTTTGAAATATCCTTTATACCTGTATATGAAGGAGTATGTGGTGTACAGTTTTGTAACCTTAGTAGTATAAATGGGGCTAAAATTAAAACAAGAGAAGATTTGTTAAAAGCTGCAAAGTATGCTTCTATAATAGGAACATTGCAAGCATCTTATACTGATTTTCCATATTTAAGCAAAGCAGCTAAATGGTTAACAGAAGAAGAAGCGTTATTAGGGGTATCTATTACAGGTATGATGGATAATCCTGAAATAAATCTGAATCCTTCTATTCAAGAAGAAGCAGCTACTGTTGTAAAAGATACAAATGAAATTTGGGCTAAAAAGCTTTATATAAATCCTGCGGCAAGAACAACCTGTATAAAACCAGAAGGAACCTCTTCTCTTGTTTTGCAAAGTGCATCTGGTATACATCCTCATCATGGGCGAAGATATTTCCGAAGAGTGCAATGTAACAAAATTGATCCAGTTTATATGCATTTCAAAAAATCCAATCCACATATGTGTGAAGAAGGTGTTTGGAGTGCAAATAAAACAGATGATGTTATTACATTTCCTGTTGAAGTATCAGATACAGCTTTAATCAAAGAAGATTTATCTGCTCTATCCCATTTGGATATCATAAAGAATACCCAACAATATTGGGTACAAACTGGTAAATCTAAATACAATAAGAAAAGTATAGACAATAATGTCTCTTGCACCGTAATTGTTGGACAAGAGGAATGGGATCAAGTTATTCAGTATCTATATGATAACAAAAATTATTTTGCAGCAGTTTCTTTCATAGGAAAATCTGGTGATAAAGATTATGTGCAGGCTCCGTTAGAAAATATTACAACCAAAGAAGATGAAGAAAAATGGAACAATATTGTATCTAATTTTACCAAGGTAGATTATACTTTATTGAAAGAAGCAACGGATCAAACAGCTTTGCAAGCCGAATTGGTTTGCGCCGGAGCAAATGGGTGCGAATTGCCTATATTGACAAATTGACAGGGATATAGCCGTGCATATATAAGGGTATATCCCTTATTAACTTTAAGGGAGAATGTGTATGAACACGATTACAGAGTTTGGAGCATGGGCAGGATACGCAGCTTTACAGAATCCAGATAAATATATAAAATTGATCAAACAGGTTGGCCTTGATCGTATTGATATAATGATCAATGATGGAACGAAACCAGGAGGTTTTAGTTTATATTTTCCTGAGCAAAAACTTATAGATATATTGAAGAAATTTAGACAATCAGGTGTTAAAGTATCCATTTCAACTTGGGCAAAACCAGAAACAAGCTGGACAGTTGGAATGGCTCAAGTAGGAAAAATAGCTACTGAGGCAGGAGTTGATCAAGTAACATTAGATTTAGAAGAACCTTGGATCACTCCATTAAAAAATAAATCTCCTGCTGAGATATTTACATGGAATACATCTTTAGTTGGAACATTACGTGTTCATTTTCAAGGTGTTATAAATTTGGCACCTATTGTATATGCTAACCGAAAAGTATTGGATGGTGCTTTGCAAATGGTGGACCAAATAATTCCACAATGTTATTCAACTGTAAAAAATGTTCCAGGCTCTGGACACGATGGAAGTTTAGAAAGAGCTACTGTGAATTTATATAAGGGATATGGAGCACCTATCGTGATGGGTGCTGCTGCATGGAATTTGGAGGGAGCTTATGGAAAAAATACATATGAAGCTGTTAGAACATCATTACAAGCTACACTCCAATTAGGAATAACAGAAGTTCGGTATTGGAGATTTGAATTTCTCAACGGGGATGTTCTTAGAGCTATAAAAGAATTTCTGCCTTCAAATAATGTAGGCTAACATTTCAAATAAACAAATACGGAGTAAAAGATGATTAAGTTTATCGACATAATTCAAGATTTATCCTATGGAGATTGTGGTTTTGATAGACTATTTATTGCATGAAATGTTTAATTTGTCCAAATGAAACTAAAACTAAGAAAGCAATAACTTGTTCTAAAAAATGTGCCTATCAATATAGAAAACTTCTTTTACAAGAAAAACATGGAGTTGAAAATCCTTTTCAACTCCAGTCAGTGAAAGATAAATCCACAAACACTATCCTTAAAAAATATGGTGTCAGTAACGTATCTAAAAGTGATGAAATTAAGAAAAAGAAGATCAACACTTGTCATAAAAATTTCGGTGTAGATCATCCAGGTCAAAGTTTAAAAGTTAAAGAAAAAATTAAAGAAATATGTTTATCTAAATATGGTGTTGAGAATCCCATGTTTGATGAAACTATAAAAAATAGGTCCGTAACTAATGGTGGAGGTCGAGCTGTTCCTAAAAGATATATAACTAAATATGGTAATGAGATAATTGTTCAAGGATCTTATGAATTAGATTTTGTAAAAGAATGTGAACAATTAAATATACCCATTAAAAACGGACCATGTATAAATTATGTATTCAAAGGTAACAATAGAAAATATTTTATAGATTTCACGATAGAACATACTGGTACAACAAAAATAGTTGAAATAAAAAGCACCTATTATTTCGAAAAATATAAAGAGGAGATATTGTGTAAAAAATTATTTGCAGAAAAATATGCGTTAGAAAACAATATGCTTTATGAACTGATAGTTTTAGATAAAACTCGAAAAGAACGAAAATATTTACTAGACGAATTAAATAAGGAGAAATAAATGATAAAATTTGTGGACATTATACAGGATCTCGCATATGGCGACGCGGGAAAAGGTGCTGTGGCATATTCTCTTTCTAAAAAACCTGAGTATGATATCTGTATGAGAGTAAATGGCGGGTCTAATGCGGGACATACAATTTACCATGAAGGTAAAAAATTCGTTACTCATCAAGTTCCAACTGGTATTTTTCACGGTAAAACATGTATAATTGGTAATGGATGTGTTGTTAACGTCTCAAAACTTTTAGATGAGATCAAAGAATTAGAAGAAGCAGGCATTTCTTGCAAAGGAAGGATTTTCATAGCGCATAATGCTCATATTGTCATGGCTGATCATGTAAAAGAAGAAGAGAACGAATCTGCAATTGGAACAACCAAACAAGGGATTGGACCTTGTTATAGAGATAAATACGCTCGCAAAGGATGCAGAGCGATTGATCTTCTGTTTGAGCATATTTTTGAAGGCAAAGAAGAAGAAGGATATTCATTGATCTATTCAGAAAAATATGGTCCGTTGAGGGATCATGTTATAGATATGATCATTGAAGTGCACCCTGTCTTGTTTGTTTCAAATAAAAACTACGGTATTCTTGTAGAAGGTGCGCAAGGCTATTATCTAGATATCGATCATGGTGATTATCCATATGTTTCTTCTTCACATGCTTCTGTTGCAGGAGCATTGCTGAATGGGCTTCCGTTTAATAAAATCAGAAAGGTATATGGAGTTATTAAGGGCTACGAAACTTATGTTGGTGCAATGAAATTCCAACCATTAGATCCTATATTTGATAAATTAGGAGACTTGGGACAAGAATTCGGGGCAACAACTGGAAGACGTAGACAGTGCAATTGGTTAAATTTGGATAGACTTGTAAAAGCTATGCAAGTCAATTGTGTGACTCATTTGATTGTATCTAAAATGGATATTCTTAGAGAATTGAATTTTCAAGAAAATAATCAATATTGGAAAGTGATCATAGGTTCTATAGAGTTGCCTCTTGTAAATGAAGAGGATTTTTATATGGTTCTTGAAAATACCATCACAACTTATCATTCTTTTGACTTGAAGAATCTTCAATACAAGTACGGTCCCGATCAAGAGATAACTGTATGAGTGATTGGATAAGTGTACATGTACACGAAGATGATCCTATTTATATTTTTTGCATAAATAATGAAAAGCTAGCTATTGTATATTTCATTGGTGGACATGTAGAAAGACCTGATGAATGGGTTATTAAATTCAAAGAAGATATGCATTGTCAAGGAAATCGCACAACATTCTCTTTAGAAAGAGCCAAACAAATTGTTGAAGAACACTTCGGAGTAATATGAGTGACTTACGTAAAGTTGAAAAATTAGACCCAGAAGATCTTACATGGGCTACATTAAGAATGGCAGATTTACAAATTGGAGATATTTTTAGATTAAGTGAATCCGATACGAAATGTTTCGGAGAATTTAGAGCAGATGGTGAACCTTATAAAAATGAAGAAGGTGTTTATACTATTGTAGCCATGCCATTTGATATAGAAACTTGGACAGAAATTCCAATGAAGAAAATAAATGAATAAAATATATCCATACGAAATAATAGCCATATCAAAAGCTTATGATAAGAAAACTTCTATACAAAAAGTTTTAAAACTAGTAGAAGAAGTCGGTGAACTAGCTCAAGCAATTCTTATAAATGAAGAAGCTCATGGCACTCAGTATAGAGATAAATCACAATTTTCAATCGTAGAAGAACTTGCTGATGTTTATCTTTGTTTGTTCGCTATTTTTCCAGGATATGATATATCCGAAGAAGCTTTTAATGAAGAAGTTGGTAAAAAATTAAATAAATGGACAAACAAAATAGGATTAACAAATGAGTAGAATAATAATTGGTTATCACAATAATTGCAACGATGGATTTGGTGCAGCGTATGTTGCATATTTGCATTACAAAAAATTAGGATTGTTAGATCAAGTTGAATTTGTTCCTATTAATCCTAGAGCAACTCCTGATATAGATGTTACTGGTTGTAATGTTGTAATTTTCGATGTCTGCTTAGATAAAGAAGCATTACATAAATGGAAAGAAGTAGCAGTCTCGTTCAAGGTAATCGATCATCACGTATCAAATCAACGGGAATTTGGATATCTTGATTACTGCCATTTCGATATGACTCACTCAGGAGTTGGACTTGCTTGGCGCCACTATAATCCTGATATAGCTCCTCCGTGGTGGGTTGATTATATAGAAGATAGAGATTTATGGACAAAGAAACTTCCTATGCATGAAGATGTTTGTGCATTATTGTTATCAACTGAACCTACTTTTGAAGCTTATGATGAGATTGCTTCTATGACAGTTGAAAAAGCTGCCGAGGCAGGCAAATATATTGCTAAAGCTGATATTGCAAAAATCAATAGAGCAGTTCATAGTTCATCGGCTATTATGCGTGTATCTTTTTGCGGATTTGATAATATTCCGTGTGTTAACAATGCAAATTTCCAATCAGATATAGGCAATCTTCTTGCTAAAGATGCAGAATTTGGAATCGTCTGGTATGCAGGAGATTCAGAAAAAGATGGAAAATATGCTCAGCTTTCATTGAGAAGTATAGGGGACTTTGATGTTTCAAAACTTGCTCAACGTTTTGGAGGCGGTGGACATGCAAATGCTTCTGGTTGTAGAATTCCTCTTAAAGATTGGATGAAAATTCTATGTATATAGAATATATGATAATAGATAGAGATTTTTTGGAAAGTGAAGAATTATCAAGAGAACCTATTTGGTGTGCTTATGAATTGGAAAATTGTGGCAATAAAATTGCTATAGGTATATGTGGATCTGTTCCTATTAAATATCGTAATCAAGCTTTCTCTTTTGGAGAAGTAGATGAATTATTACATCATCCATATATTGAAGTTTCTCTAGTTAGAAAACGAGAATTAGCTAAGCAAAGAAGAGAAATATAATGAGTAAACCAGGTTATCATCTTCAAAAAATAGATAAAGGTGTATTTGGAGAATTTTCCAAAATTCAAGAAGAGCTTGATGAAGCGCAAGATGCCATATATCAAAAATGTAAAATTATGGAATTAGTTGAGCTATCTGATGTGTATGGAGCTTTAAAAGAAAAGAAGAATATGAAACAAAAACTATTCACAGTCACAGCTAATGATTGTACATGGAATTATTACAGAGGTTCGGGTCCAGGCGGACAAAAAAAGAACAAAACAAGCAATTGTGCTAGAGTTGTACATGAACCATCTGGAGCAGTTGGAAAAGGCGAACAAGGTCGCTCTCAAATAGAGAATAGACAGATTGCGTGGAAACAAATGGCGAATAGTCCAGAATTTCAAAATTGGTGTCGCAATAAATCATATGAGATTTCAGGTGATGCAGAAATTATTAAAAAGAATGTAGAATTTGAACTTGTTTCAAATACATTAGTTGAAATAGAATCCGAAGATGGATGGATTCCTGGGCAACAAATAACAGAACAAGATGTAAAAAATTCGAGGGAATAATGAGCACAAGTAAAAACGAAGAAATAGCAAAATTATTCAATAAATTAGAAAATATAGACAAAGCCGATCTTGACAGTTATTATCAAGGATGTAAAGATAGTTTTGATGAAGAAGATAGAGAAGAATTTAAAATTACAAAAGAGATAATGCATGATTTATTGGATGATTATGGATGGAAACGTATTTCCCATCTAAGAACTCCATATAAACATGATATAACAGAACATGAATGTGTCTCTAAAAGAGAAAGTGATGGAAAATATTTTGGCTACGGATATACATCCACTTATAATAATGGTATAGATTGGGAATATCTGGGAGAAGCTGTAGAATTATTTCCTATGTCTAAACTTACAACGGTGTACGAATGATTGAACAACGACCTTGGGGAACATACTCTATTTTATTCGAAAATGATAGCTGTAAAGTTAAAGAAATAACTGTAAATCCAGGACATTCTATATCTTTACAGTCTCATAAATTAAGAGAAGAATTATGGAAAATTATTAAAGGAGAAGGAGAAGTCTTAATAGATGGGCAAACTCTTATAGCAAGACCTTGGCCGATTCAAGAATCCTATTTTATTATAAGAAAAGAGGTTCAGCATCGTATAACAAATACAGAATCTGAACCTTTAGTATTTATTGAGATACAGACTGGCGACTCATTTGACGAAAATGATATAATTCGATATGCAGATGATTATGGGCGTGTATAAGGAGGTATACTATGACGATAAATTTGAACATTACTATTCACGAAAATAATATATATGAATACAGTGGTGAATACACAACTACTATTCCTGTTTGGATAGAATGGCAACTTGACGATTCTGGAAAAAGATTTTTATGTATATATGAAGATGGAAACCTTCTAGACGGATTTGACTCAGAAGAGTTTGAAAATCGTCTCAATAACGGTGAAGATTTCGAAGAAATCGCAAAAGAAATTATTGCGGAGTTGAAATTTACAAGATGAACATTTACAAAATGACATATTGGTTGGCCATGCAATCTCGCTGGTATCAAGGATGGTCCAGACTTTATAGATTTTTTAAACAGAGAAAGTATAAAACCTATTTTCCAGTTATAGAAACTACTACTGATGTAAATGAATTACAAAGAGAATTAGATAAAATAGAATATCATAAAGATGATTGGAAAGTATTGTGGGATGTTTGTCATAGTCCTTATTACTCCAGATACGTTCTAGCAAGTGCTAGAGAAAATGAACAATCAGACGATTCTTTTGATTGTGATGATTACGCATGTTTAGCGGCTAATATGTTGGATTGGCATTTTAATGCTCATTTACTAAGTGTTCGTTTTAAGAAAAAAAATAAAAAATTCAAATTTGAAGGTCATATGGTTTGTTATTTTGAAACGCCTTATGGATTTAGACATATGGGAAATTGGGGATTGTCTCCCAATTATAGATCGCTTGAAGCAATGGCTAAAGATATTGCGTATTTATCAGAAGGTACTTTAATAGGATATACAACAATGGACAAAAACTTAAAAATCATAAAGGTGTATGTATGAGTATTAAAACTTCTGCTGATCTTCAAAAAGAAATGATGGAGCGTCTAAAAAGAATGAGTATAAATACAATGTTTGAATGCGATGGATTAGAACAAGAAGAGACTTTTGAAAATAAGTTAATTCATTTATTAAATTCATATTCTATGGAAAATGGTTCGAATACTCCTGATTTTATTCTTGCAAAATATTTAATAAATTGTTTAGATAATCTTAATAAAACTGTGAAGTCTAGAGAAAAATGGTATGGTAGAACTGGTTCTTCATTAGAACAATTTACTGTGCAGCATGATCATCATTTTGATGAAGCAGATGGACGTTGTGATTGTGGAATTCATTGGGATGAATGGAACCGAGGGGTTAATAATCATGACTAAAGAATATACAGGTATTTTAGAGCCATATGAAAATACAGGAAGAATTACACTGTTATGAAAACAAAAGATATTAATGAACTTAAACAAGAATTATCTAATAGATTAGGAATACTCATAAATTCCCCAGTTGTTCCAGAAACTCAAGAAACCATTAAATATATGGTAGAAGATATTATTTTTGCAAGAGGTTTTAAACCTTATCCCGATGATATAAGAGTAGAACGGCAAGGGGACTGTTTTAACATAACAACTACATGGTGGAATATAGATGTAACAGGCTATTACATAGAATTCAAAATTGGGAGAAGTTAATGAAAGTTGAATTGAAATGGATCACTCCAAATGCTGAACAGGAAATTGTTGAAATTGCGCGTGTTTCATCTGCCAGAGAAGACAAAACATTAGAGGCATATAAGTTGATTAGATTTCTAATCAAGAATAAACATTGGTCACCCTTTGAGATGTCTAATCTTTGTTTAGATGTTGAAACGAGTATTTCTATATCAATGCAGTTATTGAGACATAGAAGTGCGAATTTTCAGCAATTATCTCAACGTTATCAAGATGTAACTAATATGTTCGATCATATATTTGAACCAATTGAATTGAGATTACAAGGAAAAACCAATAGACAAGTTTCAGAAGATTTATTATTAGAAGAAAAAGCTGCTAAGTATCAAGCACGTATTCAAGAGCATCTTCAAAATTCTCTAAATTTATATACAGAAATGATGGATGATGGAGTTGCCCGAGAGTGCGCAAGATTCGTGTTGCCGTTATGTACTAAAACCAATATCTATATTAATGGAACACTTAGAACATGGATTCATTTGATTGAATCAAGAGATGACCCTCATGCACAAAAAGAAGTGCAATTATTAGCTCGGGAAGCAAAACGTATATTCATAGAAAATATGCCTCAAGTAGCTAAAGCATTGGAGTGGATTGAATAAATTGTGAAAGCTAAAGATTTAACAAACCAAAAATTTGGTAGACTAACAGCATTAACAGTCTTTTATAAAGATGGAATACGTTGGTGGCATTGTAAATGTGATTGTGGAAATATTCATGATGTAAGTATTTTAAATTTAGGTCGTGGAACTAAAAGTTGTGGATGTTATAATTTAGAACGTTCTAAAAAAAGAAAACAATCAGATTCTCAAATAAAACGAAATGCAACTATTAGATATTACAAAAGAAATGCAAAAGTAAGAAATTTAGATTGGCTGCTATCTAATGTAGAATTTGATTTACTACAATCGCAAATTTGTTATTTTTGTGGGAAAGAACCTATTAATGGAATTGATAGACTAGACAATACAAAAGGTTATTTATTTGATAACTGTGTTTCATGTTGTACCACTTGTAACAGAGCAAAATTAGAAATGACAGAATCAGATTTTTTAAATTGGATAATAAAAGTAACTAAATACAGGAGATTAATATAATGGGAATTTACTTGACATCAGATACTCATTTTGGACATAATAATATAATTGAATACTCCAAACGTCCGTTCAAAGACGTAACCGAAATGGACGAAGCTCTCGTAGAAAATTGGAACAAAGTCGTAACAAATAAAGATACAATATATCATCTAGGAGACGTGATCTTTTCAAGAGATCATTCAATTCTAAAAAGACTTAATGGGCATATCAATTTTCTATACGGAAATCATGATAAAAATGCATCATGGAAAGCAATTGATTATGAAGAGATAAAATATAGCGGTAGATTATTTGTTCTTTGTCATTACCCATTATTGACATGGAATAAAGCAAGACATGGTTCTATACATCTTCATGGTCACATACATTCCGAAGTCCCCATTTATTCAAATGTAGCGAGATATGATGTTGGTGTAGATGCAAACAACTACACTCCAGTATCCATTGAACAGATCATTGAGGCTTTTCGTAACTTACGTGATAGTCCTATGAACCCTGACGAGCTTCCTCCCTTAGATAAATCAAGGGGAGCCAGAGGGAAAGTAGAGCCGTAGATATAGTGACAAAAAATATTTATATCTTTCCTATTAGTTATTCGAATTATAGAAGATTTAGATTTTTTATGGAGTCTTCTACATATGGTATATTTTATACCTAATTCTTTGAACAACTTTTCCATATAAGTCCAATCTTGGTCATAGGTAGAACCAATAGAGAATTGATAAAGATACTGTTCTTTATGACTATAAAAACATCCATCCCCATCTACTATGCCTCTAAAAAAATAGGGCTTCAAATTAGTAGGAATAATAGTTAGAAGTTGACAAGGACTTAGTTTTGATTTTTGATTATATCCGTAATTTGCTAATGTACTACAAAATTTGGTGTCGTTTAGTTCTAAACGCATTTGAGTTTTTCTATTAGGTCTATTCCTTATATATTTTTTGAAGTTTCCGCACATCATGAAAATATTTTCAATTTCTACCAAATCTTCTTCAATACATTCTATTCTAAGAGATTTACTTTTATTAAGAAAACCATCTGCCCAAGAAAAGCCTAACATGTACGAAAATTCTTTAGTTGATACATCCATGTACTAATTAGTACATGGATAATGCCATGACGGAGAAAAATGACTATAATACCATATAATAATCGATTAATGATAAAAGAGATTAAAGAGAATGAAAAAAAAGCTGGAGATATAATTGTCCCAAATTTTACTAAAGATAGAAAAGATATTCCAAAATTTATGAAAGTTCATATTTTAGAGATATCCGCAGGTTTATCGCCAAATTTGGTGGGAAAAACAGCGGTTATAGAAACAGGTTTTCTTGAAGAAGTAACAATTGATGGAGACTTATATCATTTTTGCCCAATAAATTATGTAGTTTGCATAACCTCAGAATAAAAGGAAAATAAATGCCTCTAAGATACGGAGTAAGTTTCCCAGCGTGGTTTCATCCAATTCATCCACCAACTCCGCCAATTCCACCACGCGTTCCAAAACAACAATTCTTTGAAACTAAAGAAGTATTAGTTCAGAGATTGTTTGTTGGTGGATTATCTATTCCAAAAGTTTTGGAAATGTTATCACATTATAATTCAGAAGAATATTTCATAAACAGCGTCGATACATATGATGCAAACTTTATGGAATTAATGAAAGAAGAAAAATATTTCTCATCATTAATCTCTGATAAATCAACATTTTCTATAAAAAGACAAATATTGCGCGTTGTTGTTGTTTGTTTTTTTCTTCTAGGATCATTTCCAACCAAAAATTTTTTTGAACCAAAAAGAGAAGAATACCATATTTTGGTAAAATATTCTTCCTCTAATTCTTCAATATCATATTGATATTGAATACCCTTCATATCTTCTGTATCTTTCGATAAAATCAAATAATAAATTAAATGACATGAATCGCTCTCATGTGATTCAAAAGGCTCTGATATAGAGTCGTACCAGTTATAATCAGGGTTTATTACATGGCAAGTATCGAACTCAATCTCGAAGCTATTGCCAAATGCCGAGACTAATGTCAGAACATTATCAGAATAATGCTTGACATTAGTGACCCTGTGGGAGTCGTATAGTCTATTAGACATTAGCAGAATATATTTGTATAATGCCTC